TATTAGTGAATCTGACAGCGATTTACTCTTTATAACTTTACCTCGCTCTACTAAGATGAACAATTTCCCCAATATGCTTAGCCGCTTTTGGAGCGATAATGATGTTGCCACTTTTGAGTGTTGCCCAGTCTCACTTGAGACTAACGAAACGACCTACCAAACACGAGCTAAAATGATTTTCAACAAGTCATATATAAGCTCAACTCGCAAACGGACCCTCGACAAAGCCCTTGGATACCAAGCAGCCACCAAAAAAGGAGATTGTGGTGGTATGTTAGTATCTACCTACGGACCCCTCTGTGGTAGATATCTTGGTATGCATGTCGCCGGAGGAGCTGGAGCTGGAGGATTCTTTGGAATGTCAACCATCATCACCCGCGAAATGATAGAGGAAGCTCTTAATTTCAAAGGTACTGACATCCCAGAAGTAGAATTCTTCGAACAAGGAGGTGACCTCCATGGCCCTAATTTACATCATGTGGTTAAAATACCACGTGAAGAACAGGTTCATCTCTGTCGCAAGACAAAGTTGAAACCCAGCATAATTAGTGACCTTTTGCCATGGGAAGCCCAAAAACACCTCCCTCTTATGACCGCCGACGACCCCCGCTCAGAGGGCCAAGACCCAGTTATCAATATGCTTAATGACACCTTGAGCGTAGAACAACCGACTGGGATTAACCCTCACTTCATGAATTTGGTACGAGACGACATGATCCACTTCTATAGATATGCTTTGGAATGGCCAATAGGCCGCCGCATGTTGACAATAGAAGAGGCTCTAGGTGGGATACCTGGTCTCTTGACTTCAATGAAAGTTAAGTCAAGCCCTGGTTACCCACTAGTACTTTATTCACGAAAATCTGGAAAGAGAGATTGGTACCATTTCACGGACAACGGCGAATTAGTTATTGAACCAATATTTCGCCAAATGGTAAACCAATTTCTCTTGAAACTGACTGACCCCGACTTCACCGACGATATTCGAGGACGGTTCTTAGTATATCTTAAAGATGAGCTGACAACAGCTAGCAAGATAGAACAGAAACGATGCCGTCTTATTTTCGGAGGTGATTTAATCGCAAA